CTTTGGAATAATAAAAATCAAAGCCATTGTCGCCATAACTCATAACCTCTAACTCTACACTATAGAATCGTGTCTTTGCAGAGTTATTGCCTATGTTGTACCATTCACTTTCCCACTTGTGTCCTATGTTGCTGGCATCATTTACATCTATTGTAAGTATATTTTCTACATTGGTTTTTATATCTGCTGCTTGCCCCCAATAGTTGCTTGCAGACAATACTTGCAATGGTCCAAGTTTTGTTGTTGTGGACCCTAAGCCAAAGCCATTAGTCCATTCAGATGCACACCCAAGCAAGAACTGTCCATCTATTGTTGTGGTCATAGCTGTCCAATATGATTTCTTGGAACCATCACCACGTAAAGACCACATAGGCACATCTGGCTCAAAGTGCAATACAATGCCCATATTTGGTACATTATTATCATTGATAGGCACGTGCATCCACATTTCTTTTTCCACAGAACTATAGGAAGCCACAACTTTGTGGAGCATAGATGTATTCATTGCCTTAAGTTGTTGATCAATAGGTTGGCTTACACGATTGATTTGTATACTTGCACCACCATTTAATCCACCTGTCAAAGACCATACACCTTGCTCATTTAAGAACATTACTGCAAGTTGTGGTATCAGTACTACACTGTTGCTTGCTCTTGTGCCTACAGTATTGGTAACTGTAGAGATAGTATATTGACCATTGTTGGATAGAGTAGATATGATGTTTATTGCAGTTTCTCGGAACACTATAAGATTATTATAGAATGCTTTTAGTTGTGTAACATCACCACCAACAAGATTACCAAGATCAAAGTAAGACAATGCACCGAACTGTTCGAAGATACCACTGTCTGAGTATATTATCTTATTGCCAAGTGCAAGCCACAATCTATTATCCCATACCTCTCCAAAGTGATAGTTTGTGTTGATCACTGTACTATCAAATATGCTTGGTGCTTCATTTACTAGCAAGGTGTCAGGGGATATATCAGCGAACCATCTCGATGAGTTCTCATTGATTTGTGCGACAAAGTAGTATATCTCGCCAGATGTTGTGATGTTTTTGGTTCTATACAATCTTCTTGCTACAGTGCCACGTTGTCCTATGGGCATCTCAACAAAGACACCATACTTATATTCTGCGCTCCCGGCAGATTGATCTATAGACCATACTACATTTTGTGATGCAGACAATGGGCTTTCAGCACCTATATCGGATATGAGTGTGCATTTATAGTTGTATATATTTACTGTTCCATCTGTCAAGCCTAGCCCGGATTGGGATGCTTGGGTAAAGTATAGTGCAGTACCACCATTTAAGTATTGGCCTTGCTTATATGCACTATCTACCTCCAATGGATTACACGATGGAGTGCCAATAACATAGCCAAAGTCACGCCATTTGCGATCACCACTGAATAGTATTGCTCTGTCATATCCATTCAATATGAGTAGATGTTGTCCAAGATTTATGTATTGGCTTCCTATCTCGGATTGCTTGGGAACGTGTCTATCTTCATCCACAAGGACTAGATCATTAGTATATTGCCCGGAACCATACGCACCTTTGTTGCCAAGCAAGTAATATAGCCTACCACCTTGTTCAACGAATGTGTATACATCATTGCTACCTTGTCGTTTCCATTGATAACAACTGTCTACGGATGGCTGAATATACTTTTGAAAGTCAAGCACGGATAGAACAAAGTTGCTTGGAAATTTCCACCAAGATTCTACACCTATGTTGGCTACCCATCCACCACGATGCTCGTATCTACAGTTCTGTATAATGTTAGCATCGCCCAAATTTGGATTCAATACATTGTTGATTCCACGCAATGGGATATACTGTTGTAATCGTTGTGGTTTCATCAGTTCAATCTCCGTAGTGTTGATCCATTATATCCACTATAGAACTGTCCATTCAAACTGAACTGTCCACGCACTACTTGAAAGTCTATCTTATCTACGTATCGTTTCTCTAAGTTCTTGATTTCATTAGAGTATTTCTTTTCGTATGTAGATGCAAGTGTTTGTTGTCCAAGTTTCAGATATATATCTTCCAATGCTTTGTACACAACAAGTTGATGAAATTCATATGGCATCTCTGGACTATCTGTAGCAAGCAACATATCTTGTGGTTTTTTGAGATAGCGTATTACGCCCTCACGCACGTAGTTATGCTTTTGTGTTTCGGTATGTGGTATCTCAAAGTCAAAGCCATTCACGCGTGGATATGGTCTGATTTGTTGCCATTGTCCATCACGCTCGATGTATCTTTTTGCGCCATTGTCGAACTGATTTATATTGGTGATTGTGTATGCATTCAATGTATCTTCTACAATCACAGGTGCAAGATATGATGGCGTATTCCTTGTTCCACCACCATTGATCAACTCTAGCCAGCAAGGTAAGCCTTGTCGTTCTCCTGTGGTTCTATTGAGATTCTTATTCCAATATATAATCTTTCTATAGGATTCCCAATTAGATGGTTCTGTGTCTGCACTATTGTAGGTGTCAGCTTCAATACTGTTACCATCCCAAGACATAAAAGATACAAAGATTTTACTGTCGCCCTCGCCAAGATACACTATCTTTGGTTCTGACAATGCACCTACTTTACCATCTTTTATGAACGCCCAACATATCTCGTAGTAACTATTGTTCTGTACTGAACCGCCATCACCTACAGTAAGTTCTAATGTTTCTGCTGGTTCTATATATAGTGTTGGTGATGGTATATATGCTTCTGCATAATCGCTTGCATAGTCTGCTCGTAAATTTATATCTTCTTCTCTACGTGGCAACAATGCACTAGATTTGCCATAAGGATTTTGGGTTCCGGCAGTAGCATTGTATGGATAGTCACGATGACCAATGTACAATAGTTCAAGACAATCTTCCGGGAGATCATACCAACGCTTCTTTATGATCCAACTTGTATCATCTGTGCTTGTTGTTCCTAAGAATGGACTTGTCAATAGCAATGAGTTGCCACCTGTTATCTTTGATATGGTGTACTCTTGTCCTTGTATGGCAATAGGTTGTCCTTCCCAAACATCAATCAAACCAAGACGATCCATATTATGAGAGAATGTAACTTGTCTTACACCATTCGTAACATTTGCATTTACACCACCAACACCACTATCATCATCAACAGTAGTAGTCATATCAATATGGAAATTCAATGTGCTTAGTTTGGTTGCAAAGTTCCAACGTTTCATTGTCCAAATACTATAATATGCATCATTGATCAGTTCATCAAGTTGATCATTGAACTGTTGTAACTCTGGCGAATAGTCAGTAATGTTTTTAATCTTTTCACGTATTGCTTTTAAGTTTGCCATAAGAACTCCTATTGTCTACATCATAACAAAAAAAAAAGAGATAGTAAATAAATACTATCTCTTTTAAGTTCTAACTTGGAGTATATTAGAATTGTTTCAACACAAATACAGTTGCAACGTTAGCAGTATCTGCTTCACAAGCGATAGCAACGATAGGTAATACATCTGTATTTACATAGATAGCAGCACGACCGGCAGTTGATCCCGCACAAAGTTTTGAACCGGCAACAGTAGCACCGTCAACATTTGCAGATACATGGATACCCGCAATAGTGACATCTACTTTATCACCAGCAGCAGCAGCAGCATTCAAAGCAAAGCCGATAGCACAAGTATCAGTAGCAGTACCTGTGTCTGCTTTACTGACATACAATGCTTTATCGCCATCATTTAGTTGAGATAGATCCATAGAAACCAAGTCACCAGCAGCGATTGCTTCAGATGCCAAGAATGTTTCTACTTGACTACGATTCATTGTGGATGCGCCATTACCGGCTTCCAAGTATTGAATAAGAGATTGAGTAGCCATAATATGTTCTCCTTATTAGTAAGTATCGCCATCAAACAAGATACCACAAGAACCAAGATGGTCAGCGATAAGTTGCATTTTGACATAGAGTTGAGCAGCACGAGCAGTTGTTCCTGATACGTGTTCGAACGCACTAACAGCAAAGTCGGCTTCTTTGTGGAATACCATTTTGATGCCATCAAAGTTCAAGAAATATGCAGTAAGTGGAGCGTTTCCGTAAGCAGCAGAGTTATACAAGAATCCCATATCCAAGTCTTGTTCAACAACTGCACCACCGAAAGCAAGTTGCATACGACCGCCATCCAATGTTTTTTCATTGATGAAACGTTCTTGTGCAAACAATGATCTTCTGTAGTTAGCCATACCAGCTTCAGACATAAGAACGGTTTTGATCTCGCCCATGTGAGTTACAGTGTTTGCTTGGATAGCAAGTTGTTGCATACCAAGAACACCACTAGTTCCGAAAGCAGCACCTACATCATATACTTGGTTTGTCCAACCATTTACATTGTAAGTTGCTTTGGAGATCCCACCAACAACATTGTTTTGGTTTGCTTTTGGTTCTGCTTCCAAGAAACCTGTAGAGATCGCACCATTCAAAGTGTTAACGGTATTCAAGATAGTAGAAGAGCCAGCAAGAATTTGCTTGTTCAACTCACGTCTTAACATACCCATAACAGAGCGCATACGTGCTTCTACGATTTTAACGATTGCTTTTTCACCTTTGTTTTCCAACTCTTCTTTTTTGGTAACAACGATAGGAGCGGTAAAGTCAGCCCAATTGTAGATTGCTGGTTGCAATACATCTTTAACTGCCAAGTTTACTGCTTCGTATCCTGTTGGAAGATTGGTAATAGATGAGTGTTCAGCGATGCTCAATGGGCGTTGGATTTTGATACCTCCATCTTCGTACTCGATGCCACCGAACTTTTTACAGTTGTCTAGAAAGGCAACCTTTTGGAATAGTTCGTCAACCTCTCCATCACGGATGGAAAATAGCGTTGACGATAGTAAGTCATTAGAAATAGCCATAATATATTTTCCTTAATAATTATAATAGTTTATGTTGTTTGTGCGTATTCTCAATGAGAGTGCAATGTTTGTATGTATGTATAAGTTATTCCGTGTGGAGTCTTATGCACACATTATACAATAAAATGTTTACTTGTCAACCCAAACCTTGTTTTAGTTGTTGGAGCAATGCATATAACATTCTGCCCGGACATTCAGTTTGTCCGAAATCTTTGTGTCCATATACACTTTTCCAAGTAAGATTGTATTTTTCAAATAATGATTGACACAATACTTTTAGTGATTGTATTTGTGGTGGTGATGGTGGTTCAACATTGGTATTACCAACAACACAGATACCAATACTAAATCTATTTTGTCCTTTGGTATGCGATCCAATCTCAGCTTCTGGTCTACCAAACTGTACTGTGCCATCGTTCTCGATGATAAAATGGTAGCCTATATCTTTCCATCCACGTTCTAGATGCCAATGCCGTATATCTTCTACAGTTGTAGTTGCTTTGGGCGATGCACTATGATGCACAAAGATTGTATCTATTCTTCGCATTTTATGAGTCCTTTGTTCTCTTCTCGGTTTACCATATAGATACGTTTCTGTAATGGTTCGTATATGTTTACACCAAGAGATGCGCTGGCACGTTCTATGATATATTCTACCGGAACCTTTACTAGCGCAGAAAAGTATGTGCATAGACGTAGAAAGTTTATGGCATCTGGATTGTTTGTATTTACCATACGCCAAGCAT